AATACCTGGACGCAGTTAACTTTCCCGGTGGATCAAACCCAACTGCTGATCCTTTGGCGGAATTTGCCGACGATATTTACTACGTGGACCGAAAGTCGCGTGAGACAAGAGACGTTGTGGAGTTCGAGCTCGCCGCGTCCTTTGATCTTGAAGGCGTGACTTTGCCGCGCAGGCAGATTGTTCAGAACGTATGTCCCTGGCGTTACCGTGGAGCTGAGTGCAGCTACACCGGCGCGAGCTATTTCAATGCCAACGACCAATCGGTAGCGTCAAGCAGTCAGGATGCATGTGGCAAGCGACTAGCTTCATGCCAAGCGCGTTTTGGTCAAAACGCAGAGCTGCCATTTGGTGGTTTCCCGGCTGCTGGATTGATCCGCTGATGCTGACTGAGAACAAAGGGCTGGCAATGGCGCACGCTCGTGACGAATACCCGCGTGAATCGTGCGGCTTGCTCCTAATCCGCAAGGGGCGTGAGGTGTACCGACGATGCCGAAACATCGGCGTGGGCACGGATCAATTCGTTATCCACCCCGAGGACTTCGCACAAGCCGACGCGCACGGTCATATCGTGGGCGTGGTGCACAGCCATCCTGGTTTACCGCCAACACCGAGTCAGGCCGATCGGGTGGCTTGTGAGGCCAGCGGTTTACCGTGGCACATCGTCAGTTTCCCAAGCGGTCAATGGGGGCAAATTGAGCCTTCTGGCTATGTTGCACCGCTTGTGGGTCGTGAGTGGTCTCACGGTGTTCTTGACTGTTACGCGTTGCTGCGCGACTGGTTTCAGTTGGAGCGTGGGGTGGAACTGCCCAACTTCACACGCTTTGATGACTGGTGGAAACGTGGTGAGAACTTGTACATCGACAACTTCGAAAAAGTGGGCTTTGCGCAAGTGAAGCCAGAAGAAATTCAAGCGGGTGATTGCATCTTGATGCAGGTGGCGTCTCCCGTTCCCAATCACGCCGCCGTCTATCTCGGGGATGGGCTGATCCTGCATCACTTGCAGGGACGGCTTTCGAGCCGAGATGTCTACGGTGGTTACTGGCAAAAAGTTACAACGCACGTCATTCGATATGGTCACAGTCATTCTTCTTGGTGAACTCGGTCGTTGCTTTGGGCGCAGGCACAGCCTTGCTATTTGCTCGGCTGCCGAGGCGATTCGAGCGCTGTCGGCCAACTTTCCAACCTTTGAGCGCGAGTTGGTGGCCTCGGGTGAACGAGGGGTTGGCTACCGGGTGCTTGCTGGCCGGGATTCCCTGAGCTTGCAGCGCTTACACGAGCCCACTGGCTCCCAGCGCATCACGATTGCGCCGGTGGTGTCGGGTGCTGGTGGCGATGGTTTAGGTCAAATACTGCTGGGTGCAGCCCTGTTGGCTGTCGCATGGTGGAACCCACTTGGTTGGGCTGCATCGGGTGCGTTTCTGTCTCAGGCCACGCTCTACTCGGTGGGCACAGCCATGATTCTTGGCGGTGTGGCGCAGATGATCGCACCCACGCCCAAAGCCTCTGAGCCGTCTGAGCGTCCAGAAAACAAGCCCAGCTACAGCTTCAACGGTGCAGTCAACACGACCGCTCAGGGCCACCCCGTGCCAGTGGGATATGGTCGATTGATTGTGGGTTCAGCCGTGATCAGCGCTGGTATTGATGTCGACGAGATTCCTGCATGACTGATCTGATTATTGGTGCAGGCGGTGGGGGTAAAGGGGGCGGAGGTGCCAGCGCACGCGTGGCCCAAGAAGCGCCTGACAGCTTGCGCTCCAAAGCCTATGCTCGGGTTGTCGACCTCATTTCCGAGGGCGAGATTGAGGGTCTGGTCGATGGACTGCAATCTGTTTATTTGGACGACACACCCATACAGAATGCCGACGGTACAACCAATTTTTCTGGCGTGACGCTTGAGACCCGAGATGGCACCCAGCAGCAAAGCTACGTAGCCGGATTCTCTTCTGTCGAAAACGAGGTGCCCGTTGGTGTGGAGATCAAGGCGAGCCAATCCGTGGTGCGCTCAATCACTGATCCGGATGTGGATGCCGTCAGGATCAAGGTGAGTGTTGGTCAACTGACCAACCAAGACACGACCAATGGAGACCTCAACGCAAGCTCAGTCACATTCGCCGTTGACCGGCAGGTCAGTGGTGGCGGGTTTGTCGAAGTGATCAACGACACGATCTCAGGCAAGACCACGACCAAGTACCAGCGCAGTTACTACGTGCCACTCGCTGGTAGCGGACCTTGGGAAATCCGTGTACGACGCATCACAGCAGATTCCACCTCCAGCGCCATCCAGAACAAGACCTATCTGGACTCCTACACCGAAGTTGTTGAGAGCAAGCTGCGTTACCCCAACAGCGCCTTGGTTGCATTGAGGGTAGATGCTTCGCAGTTTTCGGCGATCCCTCGGCGCAGCTACGACATGAAACTGCTGCGTGTCCGTGTGCCGGTGAACTACGACCCTGGTACACGCGCCTACAGCGGCGTGTGGAACGGAACCTTCAAAATCGCATGGACCGATAACCCTGCCTGGTGTTTCTATGACTTAGTCACCAGCACCCGGTACGGCTTGGGTGGATACATCCCTGAGTCACAGGTCGACAAATGGGCGCTATACCGAGTAGCGCAGTACTGCGACCAATTGGTACCTAATGGACTGGGCGGTTTTGAGCCACGCTTTACCTGCAACCTGTACCTTCAGACGCGCGAGCAGGCTTACAAGGTCGTGCAGGACATGGCGTCAATTTTTCGGGGCATGGTGTACTGGTCGGGTGGTGCGATCACGGTCACGCAGGATGCACCCAGTGATGCGGTTTACCAGTTCGCCCCCGGCAACGTGGTGGACGGTGAGTTTGCCTACCAAGGGTCCTCCGCCAAAGCTCGTCACACCGTGGCACTCGTGACTTGGAATGATCCAGAGGATTTCTACCGTCAGAAGGTTGAATACGTCGAAGATGCCAACGGTATCGCCCGCTACGGGATTGTGCAAAGCGATGTGGTAGCGCTCGGTTGCACTGCGCGTGGTCAGGCCCACCGGTTGGGCAAGTGGCTTTTGTTCTCCGAACAATCAGAGTCAGAAATTGTCACTTTTCGCACGGGTTTGGAAGGTGCAGTGGTGCGCCCAGGCGATGTCATCAAGGTAGCCGATCCTGTGCGAGGCGGTATGCGACTAGGCGGTCGCATCGCCGGTGCAACGGTCGGCACTGTCACGATCGACCAAGAGTTGCCCGCAGATTTGCCATGGCGTCTTTCGGTTATTGTGCCTAGTGGCGTTGTTGAGGAGCGTCTGGTTGGGCCTGTATCCGGTCGCACTCTGACAGTGACAATACCTTTTAGCTCGCCCCCACAAGTTGATGCCATCTGGGTGCTTGCGTCCTCAATCATTGAGCCACAGCTTTTTAGGGTGGTCGCGGTTGCTGAGCGCGATCCGGGTGTCCATGAAGTAACGGCTCTGGCGCACAACCCTACAAAATATGCCTCGATTGAAGAAGGGCTCACACTTCAGCCACGCTCGATTGCTGTGCTCTCGGACATGCCACCACCGCCTACGGGGTTGGCAATGCAAGAGAGTCTGTACCGGGTGAAAGACCAGGCTCAAGTCTTGGTCCAAGTCTCTTGGGCCGAGGTTCAAACTGCCATTGCCTACCGGCTGTCTTACCGGGTCGCAGGTGGAAACTTCGTAAGCTTGCCACTGACCAGCGCCAACTACGCTGAAATTCGTGACGCCCAAGAGGGGCAGTACGAATTCAGTCTGAGGGCCATTGGCATCACCCGTAAGGAGAGCGTTCCCGCAACGCTCAGTGGGGCAGTGCTGGGCAAGACGCTGCCGCCATCGGACGTCACGGGATTTACGGTTCAGCGCCGAGTTTCAGACTTGATGATGGCCTGGGATGAACTGCCTGATGCTGACCTCTCAGGCTACGAGGTGCGCGTGGGTCCAGGTTGGGATAACGCGCAATTGGTGGCCAAGACATCAGGTACGCAGATGTTGCATGACCAAAGTGCAGCAGGTCAGTACCCGTATCACATCCGTGCGATTGATACGTCTGGGAATTACAGCGCGCATGTGACAACCTTTGTGCTGAATTTGCTTGCTCCGAGTACGGTTCGCCAGTTCGATGTTGTGCAATCGGCCAACCGTTTGGAATTTCGCTGGCAACCCAACCCTGAGCCAGAGGTGGTGGGCTACGAGTTGCGCGAAGGGGCGGCTTGGGACGCTTCGCTTTTCGTTGCCGAGGTGAAATCCACCAGCTACACGCTTCCTTCAGGCTTTGATGGTGAGCGTAAGTTTTGGATCAAAGCAATTGCGTCTCCCGGGATTTACAGCGACACCCCGACCTTTGTCTCGACGGTGGTGGCCCAACCCCAAAACGCCAATCTGATCCTCGCCCGCGATGAGCAGGCTCTGGGGTTTCCTGGCACCAAGCACTTCGCGTCGGTCGTCTCTGTCAATGGCCGCAATGTGCTGCGCATGAGCACCGGTGCCCAGACGGCTGAGTATCTGTTTGAGTTGGACTTGGTCTCACCCATCCGTGCCCAGAATACGCTGCTCAACAGTTTGGGTGCATCGGTTGATGACCGTACAACATGGCTGGAGGCGAACTTTCCTTGGGCCAGTGATGCTGCCAAACGCCAATGGGCTTATGACGGCGCCATTGCCAACGTGGACGCGCGGTTTCAAATTGCGCGTGAAGATGCGCTGCAAGCTGGAGAAATGTACGGCTGGCGGCTTAATGGTTCCACCGACGGTCTTGGTAACCCGTTGCTAAGCCAAGCAGCAAGCGTGACCTATGGTGCTGGCCGGTATGGTGATGGTCTGATGGTCAAGGACACGACCCGAGTCGCTTGGAGTGTGAGCATCCCAGAAGTCTTTCACACCTCATTCTGGTTTGCGCCATCTGAGATTACGACTTGTGTGATTTGGACGGCGACAGGTTCATCGGGGCAACTGCTCGTGGGCTATGACGCTTCAAATGGCTACTTTTTCTTGGAAGACCATCTCGCCAGGCGCGTGAACGCTCCGTTCCCTGCATCCATTGCTGACCGAATTTGTCTTGGCGTTTGTCAAACCGCCAGCGAGCGCCGACTCTTTGCCGCACGAATGGGCGGTGATGTTGAGTCCGCGAGCGCATCACTGTTACCGATTGGCCCGTTTACAAGCTTGCGTTTGTACTAGACCCAATTTATCCAAATTCCATCCCAACCGTGGCGCTGCTCTCGCAAGAGGCGGCGTCATTTTTTTTCAATGAGGACTGTCATGATTCAAGAATCCATGCAACTGTACGGCGCGATGACCCTCATCGTGCACCGTGCCAACGGCGAGGTTGAAACTGTTCACAAGGACAACATCATCGTCAACGCAGGCTTTGACTTCATTGCCGATGCCATCGGCAAGTCAGCAAGCCGTCCCGCTGTGATGGGCTTTATTGCGCTGGGCACTGGGACGACAACGGCCGCAGCAACGCAGTCGGCGCTGGTGACGGAACTCGATCGAAACGCTTCGACCTACGCGCACACAGTGGGCACCAAGACATTTGCTTTCACAGCTAACTTTCTGGCCGGTGATGGCACGGGTGCAATCACAGAGGCGGGGGTATTCAACGCTGCATCCGCAGGCATCATGTTTGACCGAGTGGTATTCCCTGTGGTCAATAAGGGTGCCGACGACAGCCTGACTGCTGTGTTCACCTTCACGATGAGCTGATCGATATGCCCGATACGGTGACGGTCACTGAAACCCAGGGAACTCGCTACACCTGGGCATCGGCTGGATTCACATGGTCGAGTACCAGTGCTGGGAAAAGCTGGACAGCAGCCTATCCAGCGGTCTATGGCATTGCTGTAGCCGCAACGCTTGCCTTTGTCCAAGCTGGATCGCGAAGCTGGACAAAGCGTTCTAGTGAAAGCCTTCCAATTTCAGAGGGGCGAAAAAATATATTTACCCTGCGTGAGTCTGAGTCGGTTGGGTTCTCTGAAACCTACTCGGACCTCATCGCTTTTGTTTTGCGCTGGGTTGAATCGATGGCCTTTGCAGAAGGCGTCGCGAAAGGTAATAAAAAACAAGCGGCAGAGTCTTTTCAGGCTGCTGACTACCTCACGCGCGCACTGACAAAAAATACCGGCGAAAGCGTCGCATGGTATGAATCACTTCGGCAAAACAGCATAAAGCGCCTGGCTGACGTGCTGCCCGTCTCTGAATCCCTTCAAAAGCTAATCGTCAAAAACAGGTCCGAAAGCTTTGGACTAGACGACGACTTGGATCGGGTGATCACAAAGCAGGTTGCAGAGGCGATTGCGTTTGCTGAAACCTACACAGACCTGATTGCCTTTGTCTTGCGAGTGAGTGAAAGCCTCGGCATCAGCGATTCAGGCGCTAAGCAGGTAAGAAAGCCACTCATTGAATCCTTTGGCACGTCCGACAAGGTGGGCCGCCAATCGATCAAGCGGGTTGCCGAAGCCGTGGCCATTGGCGAGGCCCTGGGCAGAACAGTGGCATACCGGCGCAACCTCACGGATGGATTTGGTGTGTCTGATGCATTGCGCAAGGCCATGAGGCTGACCGCACGAGAGGCGTTGCTGCTTGCCGAGCAGTACCGCAGGCATGCCAATGGTGTGATCAGCGACATGATTGTTGCAAGCGGTGAGATCACTGAGGATGACTTTGCAGCCATCGTTCAGTCTGGACACCCACCGGGCTACACCGACTTTCGAGACTTCATTCAGGGTGACTACACCTACAGGCGCGCCCTGTTTAGGGCAATCCTCAAATCACGCAATTCAGACCGCGGGTTCATTGATGCTTTGCGCGTGACTGTGGATGTCCCCGACATCTTTGACCGAGGCACGGCCCAGATCACTGATGCTGCTATTGGCGCTGTGGTTGGTTTTACTCGCAGCTTTCGTGTCCCGCCCGAAGTCACTGTGACACACAAGGGCGGCACTGCAGTGGCCATTCCACGCCTCATAGGTTCCATCACGACCACCGGCTTTACGGCCGTTCTTGAAAACACTTCCGCCGCACGCGTGAGCGGCTCCTTCACTTGGATTGCACAGGGGTACTAGATGCAAAACTTCACCGACATACCGTCGTCCAGAACGCTCTCGGATTCGCTCATCGAGATACTGAACAACGACAAGACAGCAATTTCATGCAACAGCGGCACAACGTTCCCAACCACCAATCAACAGGTGGGGATGCTGTGCTACCGAAGCGACCAATTAAAGCTGTACCAATTGATCAGCACCAACCCAGACAGCTGGCGTCTGATCATGGACCTGGCAAGTGGCATAGACAC